AATCATTATCAGCAATTTCAATGATATCACCTGGTAAATGCAATAATCCTTGGCGACCTACTACAAAGGTAATTGTACATTGTTCAAGACGAGATGTTTCTAATACCCATTTGCCGTATCGGTGAGCTTGCCCACGACTTGTACAGCCGTAAGCTGTAATTTTCTTAACGTTATAGCCATAGCGAGAAATCATTAAATCATCAGCAACGTACTCAACCGTCTTTTGATAGAAGTTACGTTCATCAGCATATTCAACTTCTACTGCGGTGAAAATTGTCTTTCCTGCTGCGAATTGGCGAGAGAATTTACCATCAACTACATTTGATTGAGTATATAAACAAACTGGATCTGATGTTCTATCTTGGATGGCTGAAAACTGCGTTCCATTCCATATTGCAATAGAGCGGAAAACAGATGCCATGTCTGATAGCACGTTATAGGCATCACGCTGTTCTGTAATCCATAGATTAGATACCATTCGTGGTTCTTTGCCACCATATCCATCATCGACTAATTCATCACAGTATTTTGCAATTTGATACAGCTGAAACTTATCTAATCCATATTCCCCAATTCGTTTACCTAATCCAGCTAAAGAATTAGTGACTAAGTCGTAAAAAATCCATGCGGGGTTATCAGTCCACTCTTCTTTCCAGTCACCGCGCCAAATACCCGGTGCATACGTTCTTGTTTCAGGATTATATGTACTTGGCACTTTCACCAATCGGCCATAAAGCAATAGATTCACATTAGGGAAATTTGGGTTATAGCGCGAATCAGTTTTAATACCAATTAATGCCATGTTTGGGTATGACAGTTTGGTGTCAATTATTTCTGTATAACTGACCCAGTGAGTGCCATTCTGTAACCGCTGTGATTTACTATCGTCCGTTAATCTTTTGACGGTAATGGTAAATGGTTTAGGCGGTAAATTATCAATGATATAACTGCGATAAAAACGAGATGATGATTTACCACTAATGTTTTTTACAGTGCGGCTTTTCCCATTGATTAAGATTTCAAGTGATACAGATGTTCCCTCAGTGTCGCCATTATCATTTTGAGAAAATAACGCACTTACGCCACATGTGATTCTGAGACGTGTAACATCAGGATCAATGACAGTTCTTGTTACAGGGCTAACATTTTTAATTTCAGCGCCAACTGATACTTCACGCTCTGACATTTCAAAGCCTTGTAGCGGCATTTGATCCTGCGTGCCAAGTGTATATGCTATCTCTGTGTTTTTGAAATTGAAACTTGACTCATCATTATCATCAACACCGTTTGCATTTTGGATTGGCGTATTGTCAAAGTAAGTTGATTTCCATTTATTGGCTGGACCTTTAATTGGCCCAAGAGAGATTAAACCAATAGCACGTAATCGTTGCGAAGAACGAAGGCTATCAGGTGCTTCATGTGGTGTGCGCGCTGAACCTTGGCTTTTACCGCCCATAAGTACCTCTTTAAAAGAAAACCGCCTATAAGCGGTGCTTATAAGCGGTTAAATTTATTAGTGATATACTGATTTACTACCTAAACATCGTCAAATGTTTCAATCCCTTGAGACACCAGTACAAGACTGGTCATCATCTTACCGTACAATAACGGAATAGGTCTCCCTTGCGGAGTTAAGTTACGAAGATTGCTGAATGATGTGCTTTGTTTTTTATCCCCCTCGTCAATTCGAGAGTTCATATCGGGCATTTTTGTAAGCAGACCTGCTACGCCCGTGAGTAAAAGTGATGCACCCATCGATCCCATCATTGTTGCTCCAGTACCCCATGCTGCTATAGAAGCACCTCCAGTCCAAAATGCAGCGGCGATCAATACCGTCCCTAAGATAATTTGCCCCACGCTCATTCCTCGGCCCGCACCGGAGATAACCGGCGTAAAATGCACTGTGCAGCCATCTCTTAATTCAGAGAGTGGATTTGTTTTTAACTGCTCCTCGGATAGATACTTACTACCAACACGCACCTTGTAATAGCCGTGCCGTAAGTGTTGTCGCAATCCTTTAATTTGCGTTAGCAATCCACTCATTAACTCTCGAAAGTTACTTACATCAAGCTCGAATGGTTCATCGCTAAATCGTTTAAGATTGCCGTGAAATGTAATTTTTGCCATTCTGAATGTCTCCAAATTGAATGAGTGGAATTAAGCCAAAAACCATTATAAGGTACACGTGCAGAGAGACGACTTTCACTATGATGAACCATCATCTGATCACCTAGATACACTCCAGCGTGATTAGCTACACTCGCACCGACTTTAATTAAAATCACATCGCCAAGCTGCGGTTCTTCATCAAAAAGAATTTTTTCAAATCCACAACGAGCCAAGCCTTCTTCATATAAATTGGAATGCTCAAACCATTCAAATTCGTAAGTGGATTGATCGGGCAATTCAATACCAGCCAACATATAACAATCAAGAATGATATTTCGGCAATCTTGTTTATTGTTTTCAAATTGGCGACCAATCAGCGGTGAAATAGAACGGAACTGTTTAATGTCGTCATCCACCACCAGCCAAAAATCTAGCTGTGTTCTAACCTGACATTCTCTGTCTGCAACTGATAAATATGGCAATCCTTTTTCATCAGGATGAGAATGCACCAACGCTACAATGACACCACGTTCTTCAGCAAGAATAAAATCATCTGGCGATATTTCAAAAAAATTAACAGGATCGTATGAGATGTTTTCGCAAGGGATATAAGAGAAACCGTCTTTAAATACAACAAAGCCACAACATTCTTGTGGCTCTGTACTTTTAGCGTGAGACAGTATCTCTTTTTTTAATTTATCTGGAATAATCATAATCAATTCCCATACTGAGTTGTACTTGGGAAACCGCCAAACGGTAACACAGCATTCTCACCAAATCTCAATTTACAACCACGGATACAATGTGAGCATTTGTCTTTTTTACGGTCGTTCGTTGGTTTATCAAATTCATCGGCAACAGGTCCACCTGTATAACCGCATTGTGGCGAACGATATTGCCAAATACAAACATCCGATGTAATCATCAACAGAGGGATTTTTGCGTTATCCGTTTCTGCAGGTGATGCCAGTTCAAAAGTAGCTTGTTTATCATCAAGGCTTTTCAATTGCTCAATGATGTAGTAACTCACTGCTTCTTGTGTAGGATCTGCCTGAGCGTTTTTGCCACCTTCAAAGTTACGCGAATCAAGAAACTGCGCATAAACCAATCTACGAGTAACTTTACCACCAACGCCTTGTCCTAAATTAACCGCAATGCCAGTAATGATGCCATATAGGTTAGATACTGTTAATGTCGGACGAGAACTTGGGCCTTGACCACTAATTTCAAATCCATCTGCTTTAATTGGATAGGCTTGATACTCATTCCCCTGCCACCAAATATTGGTTCGCCCTTGGTTTAAACCGTTGTGAAATCGATATAATTCACCTGCAGTATTAGAACCGTTAGTCGGAGTAATATGACGTAAATCAATATCCCACAATTCAATAAGCGCACCCTGCTCTAATTCAGGCAAAAGTGCGGTCATTTTCTTAGGTAAATTTTTAGGCATTTACACTACCTCTTCGAATTCACAATTAAAGGTTGTGTGAGTCAATCCAATTTGGCGAGGGAACTTAACACAAACAACTTTAACTAATTCCCCATTTAGCGCAACGTCTTTAAAATAAAAAGCACGGACTCCACCGTGCTCTTTCATAAATTGACGAAATTCTGCTGATTGGCTATTTTTCACCTTATAGGTGACGGAATATTTTCTCAAAAGAGCATTAATTCCATCTTCCATTCGTTGCTGATAGCCATTTCCAAAATTAAGCACTTTCCGCTTTGGCTCTTCATCAACCGTATAACCAGGCTGCGGACACCAAGGCAATGTTTTTAAAGCCATCTCATCTCCTTATCCAAGCATTCCACCTGGACGACGTTGTTTTCTTAACACTTCAAGTACATTTGCTTGGATTGCTAGTGCAAGCTCTTTACCTTGTGCTGCTTTTTGCTCAGCAGTAACACTTTCATTTCCGTTTTTATCAATATTTATTGTTATTGATACTTCGTTATTGGTTGATGCTCCACCACCGCTAAACAATCCATCATAACTATCAGATTTGCCACCAACATGACCGCCATTTGCAAATTTAGGGAATCTGCGTTGATTTAAGGCATTCATAAATCCAACACCATAGTGATCAACTGTACGGGATGTCATAACAAATTCATTGTTAGATAATCGAGCTAAGATAGAATCGCTTGTTCCAGTTCCTTCTCCTACAACATGACCACCTTTAGCAAATCCTACGCTAGTGATTTGAGAGATAACATTAGCACCAGCCGCCGCAACTGCTGCCATATTTGCAAATTTTTGAGCAGGAGTAAGTGCAGTAGTATCTGCCATCGCTTGTGCTACCGCTTGAGATAGTTTCACTGTAGCTTCTGCAATGGCAAAGGCTTTTGAGACTGCAAACATCGCCTTATAGGCTGCTGATTGTTTCCCTGCCGACTGTTCCACCATTGAGGCAAGATCACCAAAGGCACCGCCCAATTCCCCCAAACCTTGTGCATATTTGCCCATTTCTTGTTGGTATTGTTCATTTTTAAATTTGTCGATAATCTGCTGGCGACGGGTCTGATATTCTTCTTCAGTAAGCAGTTTTGTCTCATTGAAAGCTTGCAGTTGTGCCAATTCTTGCGCTTGACGATTTTGCAATTCTTGATTCGGATCGAACTGAGCGCGAAATTGTGCCAATGGATCGACCGCACTTTGTGACATCTGTTGCGCATAGTCAAACTGAACTCGATTCGAGGCTTTCGCCGCTTCACTTTGGTTGATCTGCCCTTTCTCGTATAATTCTTGAATAGATTTTAGTTCATCATCAAGATTAGCTTTCAATAATTTTTCTGGCGCATATTTGCCAGCAAGCTCTAAACGTTGGCGAGCAAAGCGTTCTGCAATGGCAGTTTTTGCGGTTTCATATTCTTGATAAGACACCACACCTTTTTTATTGTGTTCTTCCAACCGTTGGAACATTCGCGCTTGCTCTAACTCGATTTCGCCTAGACTAGAGCTGTTTTTCTTGCGAATTTCATCGTAGAAATTAAGCCAACTATCACGAGCATTTTCACCTGATTTGGCAGATTTTCTTTGTGTTCTGTTTTGTCTATCGTCCCATTGCTTTGAATATTTTTCATCCAAAGCATTGTAAGCCCCCATATAACCATCATTTTTGACGGTAATCCCTGCACTATCCAAATCTCGACGAATATTTAATGCAACCCAATCTTTTTTGGATTTAGCATTATTAATTTCATTCTGCAATTTTGTGCGGTCTATAAAAGCTTGGGTTTTATCATCAATATTTAAGGCTTGCGGAGATTTTCCAGATAATGCGTCACGATAGGCTTGATTAAAAATCAATAACCCATCTGCGCCCTCTCTTGCTGCATCGCCTACATTTAACAACTTACTCATCATTCCTGCTAATGGCGGTTGAACATTAGTGGCATTATTCGCCACAATGAGCATTGATGAATTAAATGTTTGTACATTTTTATCGGTGCGCAATAACTCAAACCCAAGATTGCTTAAAACCGCATTAGTTTCATTTTCAGTTGTTGTTGCCAACTGTGATGAAATGGTTTCACTCACCCCCATTGCATCATTGAGTAGTCGTTGTTTTTCTTCCAAATCTGCTGTGATTTTGGCTTGTTCTCGCATTGCAGAAGCAATTTTCTCAGCGTAATTTACTAATGAGAAACCTTCGTTGTTTTCACTTTGCGCTTGATAGGTTTTTATGGCTGCCGTTAAATTGTCATAACGTTTTTTTAGATCTTCAATTTGTTGTTTTCGGGCGATAATGTTTTCTTCAAGTTTGGCTTGCTCTGCACGAAGCTGCACACCGTTCATTTTCTCTAAAGAGTGCGCCACTTGCTCAAGATTATCTGAGTAAGCTAGTGCCGTTTCTTTGGCTCTTTCTGCTTCTTGTCGCCACTCTAATAAATAGCCAGCACCCAAAGAAAGCCCAACCGCCAACGCACCAATCGGGCCACCAACTAATCCTAATGCCCCACCTAATAAGCGCCCTGCTGCACTGGTATTGCGTTTTGCAATGGCAAGGTTTTTATTCGCGGCTGCTTCCGCATTAA